CCTGAAGGCATGCACTATCGTTGGGTTAGACATGAATTGTTTAACAACTCTGATGATGCAAATGTAAATGGTAGAGTTCGACAAGGTTATGAACCTGTAACACCAGATGAATTAGGCGAAAATGCCTATCCAGATGTTTTAGATACAGGTAAACACGCAGGCACAGTTCGATCAGGAGATTTAATTCTCATGAAAGTTCCGCAAGAAATTGCAGATCAAAGAACTGAACACTATAATACTCAAGCTGAGTTAATGGGACAAGCCTATGCACAAGATCTAAAGAATGCAGGTCAAGGTGATATGCGTGGCATGGACGAATCGAAGACTACAGTTACAGGTGGAAGTTCAAAAGAAACAAAGTTCGAAGACTAAATAATTAGACATATCTAGTTATCTAGTTTTCTTTTAATAATAACAATTAATTTTCTAAAGGAGGAAATTATATGGCTGGATACGGTCTATCACCAATAAGACATGCAGCTGGAGGTACAGTACGTTTAAATAACTATACAGATATGAATGGTTATAGAATTGCTGCTACTGCACCATCTGCGTACTTCGAAGGCGACCTTGTTACTTATAGCTCAGGCTTACTAGTAACTGATGTCGGCGCAGCATCTCCGGGTTCTGTTGTCGGTGTTTTCTGGGGAGCAGAATACGAAGATAATTCTACAGGCGATGTAAAATTCGTACGTTCAATTGCGAACGGAACTGTAGCGAAAGCACAATATAAAGCATATGTTTACGACGATCCGTTTACAATCTTTAAGATTCAATCAGATCAAGCAGGCACAGGCTTAACTGCAGCGAACTCAACTGGAAAGCTAGTACAAATTGTAGCTTCACCAACAGGTTCGGCAATTACGCATAAATCAGGAATGGTAGCTGATGCTTCTACAGTAGCAACTACTAACACTTTCCCACTATCAGTTTATGGTAGTGCAGAAGCTGACGGAACGTACACTGCAACTGGTACTACTATGGATATAGTAGTGAAAATTAACTCACACCAACACCTAAATGGCGCTACTGGCGTTACAGGTATATAATATCTAGGAGGATATAGAATATGGCAATTACTAGAGGTCAAATACTCAAAGAATTAGTACCTGGTTTGAACGCAATTTTCGGAACAGAATATTCACGTTACGAAAATGAGCACGCAGTACTGTTCGATGAGGAATCATCAAATAGAGCTTTCGAAGAGGAAGTATTATTCCCAGGTTTTGAGGCAGCTCAAACTAAATTCGAAGGTCAAGCTGTTGCATATGGCAACACTGGTGAGGGGTATGTTTCTCGTTATACTAACGAAACTGTCGCTATGGCATTCTCAATTACTGAGGAAGCTATGGAAGACAATTTGTATGACAAGTTATCTACTCGATTAACAAAAGCATTAGCACGTTCAATGGCTTCTGCTAAACAAACTAAAGCGGCAAACGTCTACAACAGAGCTTTCAATAGTTCTTTCAAAGGCGGCGATGGACAAGAGTTAGTATCTAACTCTCACCCATTAGCTTCAGGATCAACAGGTTCTAACAGACCTTCAACTTATGCTGACCTTTCAGAGGCTTCTCTTGAAACAGCATTAATTGATATCGCAGGATTTACTGACGATAAAGACATCCCGATTGCAGCTCAAGGTCGTACACTACACATACCAAGACAATTGGTATTCGTAGCGGAAAGACTGCTGGCATCTCCGTACAAACCAGGATCATCAGACAATGATGTGAATGCGATTAAGTCTACAGGAATGCTACCAGGTGGCTATCATGTGAATCACAGATTTAGTGATCCAGATGCTTTCTTTATTAGAACTGATGTTCCTAACGGAATGAAAATGTTCAATAGAGCACCTATCGCAACTTCTATGGAAGGCGACTTTGAAACTGGAAACGTAAGATACAAATCTAGAGAAAGATATAGCTTTGGCTTTTCTGACTGGAGAGGCGTATACGGAAACGAAGGCGTATAACACACTTTGTAGAGGGGGCAGAAATGTCCCCTTTACTACTTGGATTTAACAAATCTTACTTGACTGGCCAAGCAGACGTTATAGAGACAGTAAGAAAATAACTTGGGACTATACTCCCAGAAGGATTAAAGAATGGCAAATTCAACTTTTAGCGGTCCGATTAGATCAGAAGGTGGTTTTGAACAAATCACTAAATCTACAGTAGGTACCGTAACAACTAACTTTGATATCGATTCAAGCGGTAATGTATCAGGTTCTGGTACTATGAAAATGACAGGAGCGACAAATATTGTTGCACCTTATGAGTCTTTAACTGCAGCAACTAAAGCAGTAACATCAGCAGAAAGTGGAACTACTTTCGTATTTAATAGAGCAGCAGGCGTTGCGGTAACTTTACCAGTAGCAGCAGCAGGCTTAGTTTATAAATTCATCGTAGGAACTACTGTTACTTCAAATGCATTAAGCATTCAAGGAGCTACAGCTGTTGATATTTTTTCAGCTTACTCAATGATTACATTGTTTGATAAAGATAACGACGTAGCACAAGCAAAAATATTCTATGCAGACGGATCAGATGATGATGTGTTCTCTATGAATGGTGGTACAACTGGTGGATTCTTAGGTAGTGTTATTACATGCACAGGAATCGCAACAGGTGGACAAGGAAGTGCAACAGCAGTATGGCATCTGAATTCAGATAAGCTTGTTGGTGATGGTACTTTAGCAACACCGTTTGCATAATACTAATAATAACTAATGGGGGCCTTCGGGCCCTCATATTCTTGATTAAGAAGGGAAGAACAATATGGCAGACACAGTAACAGGTCCAACTATATTACAACAAAATGAGAAAAGAGTTACTATTAAAATAGTAATTCAATCAGATGGTACAGGCGGTACTACAGTATTCGGAGATGTATCAGCAATGGATGCACTTCCAAATGGAACAACTTGCAAAACTTTAAGCGTACAAAGATTATGGTTTGCTTGTGATACAGGTGATGGAGGAGATTCATACGCTCGTTTAGATTATGAAGATGATGATGGAGATATTCCTATTGTTGGATTAACTGGAACAGGTTATTGGGACTTCAGAGAATTCGGTGGAATTCCTGCAAACCAATCCGCAAACACAAACCAAGACGATATTAATATAGTTATACCCGGTACAGCAGATGCAGGTAATATGTATACTGTTGTTATGGAATGTACTAAGACATACGTGGAGTAATAAATGAGCGAGCAAACTAACAAAGAAGCAATTATAGAAATTAAAGGCGACCTCAAATTACTTAACCAAAAAATAGATTTAATAAAGGACAATCATTTGGCCCACATGGCTCAAGATATTGATAAACTTTCTAAATTTATCTGGGTAATTGGCGGGACTGTATTTGCACAAATGTGTTATTTGATTGTTCGTACCTTAATATAGGAAGGACAAAATATGGCCACATCAGGCACACAAACATTCAATCTTTCGATTGATGATGTAATACAAGAAGCTTATGAAAGAATTGGCGTAAGTTCTAAGGGCGGCTATGATTTAATTACAGCTAGGCGTTCTCTTAACTTATTGATGTTGGAATGGGTTAATGATGGTGTAAATTTATTTACTCTTGATTTAATAGAACACACCATGACCAAAGATCAAGGATACATTACATTTAGTTCTAACACATACTCAGATGTATTAGATGCAGTTATAACAGATACTAATGCTGATCCAGATTCTGATCAAGAAATAGAACGTATTAGTCTTACTGATTACTTACAACTTCCAACTAAAACAACTTCAGGCAAGCCATCACAATATGCTGTTGAGCGTAATGCTCAATATGATAGCAGTGGTGTAGCTACACACAAAGTTTATTTGTGGCCTGTACCTGATCAAACTTACTACAAATTAAAAGCATGGATGATTAAATATCCAGATGATGTTGCATGGACTAGCACAGCTGGTGGACAAGTAACAGTTCCGTATATTGATTACAGACAAAACGTTCAAATACCAAAACGTATGCTACCTCCTATGATTAGTGGATTAACTGTTAAGTTAGCACATAAACATCCTGGAACTGTAGATGTAAATAGAAGAGCAGAACTTACTGCAATTTATAAAGACGAATGGGAAAAGGCTAGAGAAGAAGACAGAGAACGTGTAAGTTTCTACGTACAACCGGCGGTATATTACTAATGTTTAATTTTGCATCTGGCATTGATTTAGGTCCTGATTTTATAAAAAACATGCAAGCTTTTGAAGCTATGAAAGAAAATATTCCAGTCACAGGAAACCCTGGAATTCTAGAAAATCCAGAAATGTTGAGTGGATCTTCTGGAATTAGTGGAACATCAGGAGGTTTATTTGATCCAAAAGACTCAAGTGCCATACCTACGTTAGATGAATATTATAGCAAAAATAAATATGGTTCGCTTCTAGATGATTATTATAAATCAGATATGTTTGACAGTGATGCATATTATAATGTATCTCCAATTCAACCGACAGTTCAATTGTTTCACAAGCTGTTTGGAGGAAGAGGACCAGGTCAAATGCAACAGTTGGGAAACTTTGATGATTACTTAAAACAACAGTACCAAATGGTACAAAGCACAGAGCCACAACGTATTAAAAGAACTCCAGAAGATATAGCAAAACGTAATTTAATAAGAGAAGCATACGGCACAATGGGTTTTGACGGTGGGCCAATAGAAGGAGCTCGACCAGGAATAACTGAATTGCCAGGACCTGGAGAACCGCCAATGCCAATGTTACCAGGAATAGGAAGACCACCATTTCTTCCACCACCTGCGTATGGAGAAATATCTGAACCTGGAAGTGGACAACCCGGAGGTGGATCAGGAATAGAAACACTGATGCCTGAAGAAGAAGGGTACAAAAAATATATTGCATCAGATACTAATCCATTTGAATCTATGGGAGTATCTTCTTTAGGACAAGATGCTTTAAGACAAATGATATTTGAAAAAAACAACCCACAAGTTAATCAAGAACGTAATTACAAAAGTTATATTGGGTAGACATGGCAAGATACACTAAAGGAAAACATGCAGTAGCAATTGATGACCGTTCTGGTTTTAAGGTAAAACATAAAGACCTTAGAAGAGAATGGACTGGTATGATGGTTCACAAAAGTGATTGGGAATCTAAACAAGCACAACTTGATCCTTCTAAGTATTTTAAAAATACTGGAAGTAACGTAATAGAAAACCCAAGACCAGACAATTCAAATGATTCAGTTGTTGTAAGACTTGGACCTTTAAATCAATCATACTCTGGAACAATGCAAGCCTATCATGGTACACTTCATACAGGTGGTCTTGATCTTGTTGAAGTTCCACCAGGACAAGAAGCAGGAACAGCTCAAGGTTCTCCTACATTAAACTTCATTGAATTCCCTACTGGAATAGCAGCTGGTACTGGTTTAGGTACATTGATACAAAATCTTGCAGATCAACCATCTGGTATAGCTGCAGGAACAGCGCAAGGTGGCTCTGGATTATTCTTTGGATCAACAGAAATACCACCAGGCATTGCAGCAGGTACAGCTCTTGGAACAGTTATTGTTAATGCAAATGCATTACCTACTGGAATAGCAGCTGGTTCAGCTCAAGGTTCAGTAACTCCAGTAGTTAGTGGATGGTCTCAAGGTACTTATGGACAAGGCGCTTGGGGATACGGACAACAGGGAGGAGCATTATAATGTTTACGTATACGACTTTAAAACAAGCCATTCAAGATTGGATGGAAAACGACGCGGCAGAATTTACTGCAGCAACAGGATCTGGTGTAGCGCCAATAGATTTATGCATACAGTTGGCAGAACAACGTATGTACAAAGACATTGATTTTACATCTGGTCAAAAAACAACTAGTGCAACTTTATCAGCTAATACTAATATCGTAGCTGTACCTCAAGATTTGGTGGCAATGAGATGGGTTAGAGTAGCTAATGGTGATTGGATCTATCAAAAGGACGAATCATTTATCCGCGAATATTGGAGAGCTGGCACTAACGCAACACAAACAGATCAACCATACTACTGGGCATTTACAAATGATGGAGCGGCTTATACATCATCAGATAGACAAACAAATATCATATTTGCCCCCACTTCATCGGTTGACAAAACCTTAGAGATCAGTTATAATATAAGACCAACAGGGTTGTCTTCATCTCAAGCGAATACGTATTTGAGTGATTATTGTGGAGATGCTTTGTTATATGCTTGTTTAATAGAGGCTGCTACTTTTATGAAAGCAGACCAGGAATTAGCCAAGTATCAACAATTATATCAGAGAGCGGCACAAGTGCTAGCTGCTGAAGAACAATTAAGAATGAGGAATTCTACACTGGTACAAGGTGAACTTAACGAAATATCAAGAATAAGGGAAAATAGATAATGGCAATTACATCAGCAATATGCTCAACATTTAAAAAAGAGCTAATGACTGCTACGCACAATTTCACTACTACTAGTGGAAACACTATGAAAGTGGCTTTGATTAAAGCAAATGCTTCACAAACGGGCACTTATAATGCGGGCACGACTTCATATACAACAATCACAGGTAACTCAGACGAGTTAGCAAATGGTAATGGTTATACTACAGGAGGTAATACATTAACAAATGTAACACCTACAAATGGTACAAGTACTACTACAACTGCTTTGACAGATTTTGCAGACACGTCTTGGACTTCTGCTACATTTACTACAAGAGGTTGCGTTATTTATAATGATTCAGCATCTGGAGATCCAGCAGTAATGGTGATTGATTTTGGTGCAGATTATTCTGTAGCAGGAGGAACATTTACTATTCAGTTCCCAACTGCAGATGAGTCAAACGCAATTTTAAGAATAACATAATAAATATTTAAAGGAAACATAATATGGCATCAACATGGTCCAGTCTTGGAATAAGACTAATGACAACAGGCGAGAACGCAAACGCTTGGGGTGATCAAACTAATCAGAACTGGGAAAGACTAGAAGATGCAGCTGACGGTTTAGCAACTGTTGCTGTCACTGGTGCAACCACTTTAACTTTTACAGCACAACCAACTTCTTATGCTGATGAGAATGGTCGTAATAAAGTTTTAGTATTCACTGGTACAGCTGGGGGCACACAAGCTATTACGTTTCCAAACATTGAAAAAACATATCACGTATTAAACGATTCAAACTCAACTCTTACTTTAACTACTGGCACTGGAGCGGCAACCGTTTCACTAGCAGCAGGTAAAGACAAAATAATATACAATGATGGCTCTGATGAAATTCACGATGCCATAGCTAATTTATCTGTAACAACTGTAAATGGCATTCCATTCTTTAGCGATACAACTAATGGTTCTATCTACACTCACGATGTTTCAGGCACAGATGATACAGCGGCTAATAATACTGCTTATGGATTAACAGCACTAGATGCAATTACAACTGGAGATCGAAATACTGCGTTAGGATATGGTGCTGGTGGTTCTTTAACAACTGGAGAAAAAAATGTTTTTGTTGGTTATAATGCTGGTACAACTTCTACCGATGGAGTTAGAAATGTTGGCATAGGTAATCAAGCATTAACTTCTTTAACCGATGGACAAAGAAATGTAGCTGCTGGTTTTACAGCTGGACAATTAATTACAACTGGGGAAAATAATGTAGCTATTGGATATGCTGCTGCAAATGGTTTTGATACAGAAAATCATAATTTAGCAATCGGTACAGATGCATTAGGTGGATCAGTAGCTGGTGGAGAATATAACATAGCCATTGGAAACTACGCACTAGATGCTTTGACATCAGCTGACAATAATACAGTTGTTGGCTATGAAGCTGGCTCTGCTATTACAACTGGGCCTCACAATGTGCTTATAGGTAAACAAGCTGGAGCAAAAATGACTGAAGGTGATAAAAATGTTATTGTTGGAAGTCAAGCTGGTGCAGAATTAGTTGGTGATGGTGGAGACTTTAATACTTTAATAGGTTATGCAGCAGGTAATGCCCTAACAACTACTAATAGTAGTATATTTATTGGACACGAATCTGGTGACGGACACGATACTGAAACTAATAACTTAGGAATTGGTCGTGGTGCATTAGGTGGCTCAATAGCTGGTGGAGAATATAACGTAGCAGTTGGTAACTATACTTTAGATTCTTTAACTTCTGCTGATAGAGTAACTGCTATAGGTTATGAAGCTGGTTCTGCAGTTACAACAGGTGGAACGTCAACTCTTATCGGCTATAATGCTGGTAAATCTATTACAACTGGAAGTACTCATGTATTTATAGGACATGAAGCTGGTGATGGATTTGATACAGAATCTCATAATATGGGAATTGGTGAAAGTGCATTAGGTGGATCTGTAGCAGGTGGTGAATATAACGTAGCAATCGGAAACTACTCACTCGATGCTTTAACATCTGCTGATGGTAATACTGCTATAGGTTACGAAGCTGGAAGTGCAATTGCAAGTGGTGGCAGACATACTGCTGTAGGGTATCAAGCATTAAAGGCAATGTCTGGTGGAACAGTTGGTAATGTAGCTATTGGTTGGAAAGCATTAACAGCCGCAACTGGAGAATATAATACTGCGGTGGGAGACCAAGCTGGGTTAATTGTATCAAGTGGTGTAAGAAATATGGCAATAGGTGCTGGTGCTTTAATAAATGCAGATACTGAAAATGACAATATGGCATTTGGTGCTGATTCAATGGCTGGTGCAATTAATGGTGGAGAATTCAATATTGCTATCGGTCGTCAAACTTTAGATGCTTTAACTTCTGGTGATGGCAATACTGTGATGGGATATCAAGCTGGAAGTGGATTAACGACTGGAGCTGATAACGTATTAATTGGCAGAACGGCTGGAGGCTCTGGTGCTATGACTGGTGACTATAATGTGTTTGTTGGTACTGGTATTGGTGGAAACAATGCTTTAACTTCTGCATATCAAAACGTAGTTATAGGTAGAGAAGCCGCTTATTATGGAACATCATTTAATACATCTGTTCTTGTAGGTTATTCAGCAGGTAAAAATATAACTAATGGAGCAGAAATTGTAGCAGTTGGTCGTAATGCTTACAATAATGCAGACACCGAAGCACACAATTTGGCTATAGGTTCGGATGCTATGGCAGGAGCAGTAGCAGGTGGTGAATACAATGTAGCTGTAGGTAATGCTACACTAGATGCTTTAACTTCGGCTGACAATTGTGTGGGTTTAGGTTATGGTGCTGGCACTGCTATAACTACTGGTGCTTCTAATACTTGTCTTGGTCAACGTTCTGCAGAAGATTTAACAACTGGAACTGGAAATACTGTTGTAGGCAGGCTTGCTGCTGAGAATTTGGATTCAGGAGACAATAATACTTTAATAGGTAGAGATGCTGGTTCATCATATGTGGGAAGTGGAAGTAATTGTACTATTGTAGGACAAGGTTCAAGACCTCATTCATCAGCAGACAATGAAGATAATACAAGTATCTTTGGTTCTGGAATAACATCAGGACAAGGTAACGAGGTACATATTGGTAATACATCTGTTACTGCAATTAAGGGACAAGTTTCTTTTGGCACATACTCTGATGAAAGAATTAAAAAAGATATTGTTGATACTGATTTAGGTTTAGAATTTGTAAACAAATTAAAACCTAGAAAATTTAAAAGGCGTGATCCAGCAGAATATGCTGACATTTTTGATGATGGTAATAAAGAGCCAATCAAAGAAAAAGAAAAAGATAATGTATTTGATGGTTTAATAGCTCAAGAAGTTGAAACTGTTTGTAAAGAACTTGGTGTTAGTTTTTCTGGTCATCAAGTTGCATACTCTAGTAAACAATCTATTCAATATGAAACATTGACTATACCATTGATAAAAGCCGTACAAGAGTTGTCGGCTCAAGTAGCAACTCTACAAAATGAAATAAACACTCTAAAAGGAGAATAATATGGCAGTAACTAAAACATGGGTATCAGCTAAACCTAAAACAAATGCTGATGGTAATGTAACGGAATGGTCGGTTGAGTATAAATATACTGATGGTGACTTTTCTCATACATTCAGTAAATCTGAAAAGATTGAATCGCCATCTAAAGCACCAGGTAGCTATACTAAAGCTGAACTATTGACACTTATGGATGAGGCACATTGGGATGATATGTTTAATAAAAAACATAACGTTTACAAAAACCCACCAGTAGCTGATACAATTGATAATAGTTTTGACGTTTCATCATTAAGCTAAACTAAATAGGAGCAACTATGGGCTCGTTAGTAAAGCTTACCGCACCAGCAGGAATTGTCAGTAATATTACGGATTATCAAGCCCAGCTTCGTTACACGGACGCTGATCTTGTACGTTTTAGCTCGGGCGCTCCGGAAAAAATTGGTGGTTGGGTATATAGAGATGGATTATTAGTACAATACAACTATGTAACTGATGTAGATACTACAACCACTATTAATACAGTTCCTGGAATTTGCAGAAAAATATTTCAACACAAAGATCTTCAAGGAAATAAATATTTATTTTACTTTACGACCACGCACGTCTATGTAGAGCTTGGTGGTTTTCGTTATGACATTACACCTTTTAGAACTGATCCAGTTGTTTTAACTAACAAGATAACTACAGGAACAGCTGGTTCTTCTACTGTAATTATTACTGACTCAAGTAACTCAATAGCACAAACTGATCCACAATCGCGAATATTAATTACTTCATTATCAGGCACTAACAACGAACAAGTTGTTCTTGATGGTATCACTTTAACTGTTGGCGAATACTTGTGTAAATATCTTAGTGCATCTACATATTCATTAACTGCTGTATCTGGAACAGGGGCATCTATATCAGGCACTGCTTCTTCTGGTTCTCAGACTGGTGGAGGGGCAATGACTATTCGCTACATAGTGAGCAATGGATCTGAAGATGGCTCCGTAGCTTTTGGTTGGGGCTCTGGTTTATGGGGTCAATCAACATGGGGCACTCCAAGAACTTCTGGTGTAGCTGGTACGCAAACATCTCCTAGAGTATGGAGTGTTGATGCATGGGGTGAAGACATCGTATGTGCTCCTGCTGAAGGAACCGATACCGCATACTATATAGACACCAGCGCATTTGAAGATGCTAAGTCAACATACAGAGGTACTACATTAAAAAAATATTTAACTGATCTAAGTTTAGATGGCTCACAAGTTCCAGTAGTTTGTGGTAAAGTTATGGTATCTACTCCTGACAGACATTTAGTTTTCTTTGGAGCTAATGCTTTTGGTACTACTAACTTTGATCCATTATTAGTTAGATTTTCAAATCAAGAAGATTTAGTTAACTGGACTCCTGCTATTGAAAACTCTGCAGGTGATCAACGTCTAGGTACAGGTACAAAAATTCAAACAGCTTCTAAAGGTAGAGGACAATTATTAATTCACACAGATGTAGATGTATATTCTATGCAGTTTGTGGGGCCGCCATTTACTTTTGCATTTCAACAAGTATCAGATACAGCTGGTTCTATTTCTGAAAACTGTGTGTCTATGGTTGAAGGAGCTGCGTATTGGATGACCCAAAATAATTTTTATGTATATGATGGATCAGTGCAATCATTAGAATGTTCTGTTCATGAAACTGTGTTTGACAATTTAACTAGCAATCAGATTGAAAAAGTTACATCTGGAACCAATACTAAGTTTAATGAAATTTGGTGGTTCTACCCTTCCACTAATTCATCAACAATAGACAAGTATGTTATATATAATTACTTAGATCGAACCTGGTCTATTGGTAGTTCACTACAAAGAACTGCATGGAATGATTATAATATTTTCCAAGTACCTTTAGCAGCAGATACTGATGGATACATATATGAACAAGAATCTGGATTCAATAACGTAAATACAGCTATGACTGCATTTATTGAAACAGGTTTCTTTAACGGTGATGAAGCAGGTAACAATATGTTCTTTATGGATAAAATAATTCCTGATACAAAATTTGAGTCTGGGACAGATATTAAGTTTCAACTAAAAAGTAAAAGATATCCAAACGGAACTGAGACAACTAAAGGTCCATTTACTTTAACATCAAGCACAAACAAATTAAATTTAAGAGCAAGAGGTAGATCTTTTCAAGCTAAATACTTTAGTGATGCAAAAGATACACAATGGCGTTTAGGCACCTGGCGTGCACAAGCTCAAGCAGACGGGTCTAGATAATGAGTTTATATAAAAGAATAATATACCCATCACTTTCTTACGCAGAAAGACAAACAGGATTAATTAACACTAAAACTTACAACGCTTTAATATTATCATTAGCACTTAGAGACATAGCAATAGGTAAAATGCCTAGTCGAGTAGCTAGTGAAGATGAACAAAGATCAATGAATTGGTTTATAAGCTAATGGCAATTAAATACGTAAACGCAAAACAAGACTTAACAAATACAGACCTAACTACTCTGTATACTGCACCTGCTACACCTGCAACTACATCCATAGTTAAATCATTTATAATATCAGAAGACTCTGGCTCTACTCCAACTATAACCATAACTATCGTAGATGCTGCAGATACACCAGCAACATTTAACTTATTTAAAACCAAAGCACTAACAGCTAATGGTACAACAGAACTATTAACCCAACCACTGATCTTAACAGCTGGCGAGATACTTAAGGTACAAGCTTCCGCCGGTAATCAAATTCATGTGGTATCAAGCATTATGGAGGTAACAGATGACATCATTAAGTAATTCATGTGCCCCCTTGAATATGGGGAGAAATTAAGGTATAATATACACAATGGCTACACCTCCAAATCAGATGGGTCTAACAGGACCAGTACAAGCAAATGATATAGTTATGCGTGCTTCTGAGATAGGTACAACTATCCCTGGTATTGCAAGTTTAGCTATGAAATCAGCTCGTAAAGGGGCACAGAGAGGCGTACAAGGCATTTATCAATTACCTAGTGGTAACGAACCTACTCCGGAATTTATGAATGTTTCTCAACAGAATTTAAATAATCAGCTAACACAAATGGCTAGTACAGTTGAGGCAGCATCAGCTCCTCCTAATCACATGCTAGCTTTTATTACACCTGACGAAGCAGGCATTTTAAAACTACTCGGAGGTACTGGTGAAATAACTTCAGCAGGTATTCCTGCATTTCCACCTCAGGGACAATACGGTGCAGGAGGTGGAGGTACTCATAGTAGTCCTAGTGAAGGTGCTGGTGGCTCAGATAGACCTAGAGATCCTAGTAATCCACAAGGTAGTTCAAATATTGATAGTGGTACTACAAGCCCAGACCTAGGTGGTAAAGAAGATAAAGATGATGGATCTAAAAAAGATTATAGTCCAGATACTGACAAGGAAGATTACAGAGAAAGTGTTAAAGAGGCTCATGAAGCAATAGTAGATCGAAAGACTTTAGAATCACTCAAAGACCAAGCCGCAAAAGCAGAAGCAATGGAGAAAGCAACTGTAAGATATGGAGATGGTAAAACTGTTACTAGTAGTGAGGGTGATGTATTTTCAAAGTCAATATTTGACAGAGAAATGCAAGAGCGTGAAGATGAAAAAACGAGACAAAAATATATACAAGATAAATTTGCACAAGATTACTATGATGCATACGAAGGAGAAACATTTGATCAAAGATTTGGAACACCTCAATTTTCAACATTAAATGAATTAGGAGATCCTGTACTTAGTTATGAAGGAGTAGTAAATGAAGAAAACAGAATGCGAGATGAACTTGAAAGACTAACAAATGCAGCTCAGGCTAATGACATAAGTAACGAAGATTTAAATAAGTTAGCAGATCTTAATAAATTCTTTGGTAAAAATCCAACTACAGGTATGGGTATAGTAGAATCATTAGAGTATCAATTTACCAATCCAAAATTTAAGGAAGATCTAACTAAAGCCGCGCCAGTTTTAGGTGCTGCAGCTTTGGTAGGATTTGCTCCTGGAATTGTAAAAAGTATTATGGGTTTAAACAATATGATGAAAATGTTTAGTAAAGAACCTACCACAAGTTTACGTACCACAATTGAAAATCAATTAAAAAAATTAACTGGTAAAGAAAAAAAAGCTTTAGCTAGTACACTACCATCTACTTACAAAGGCTTTGGAATACAAGGTGAGGACAGAGGACAAGGTGGAGACAGAAGAGCTCAGGAAGAAGCTGCAAGAAGAGCGGCTGAAGAAGAGGCGAGAAGAAGAGCAGAGGAAGAAGCAGAGAACAATCGTGAAAGAGATAGGTTTGAAAGATCTTTTGCTAACAGATATTTTGTTGGTCCAGCAAGTCTAGACGAAGTAAGAAAGTATGCAATAACAGACGGCGGATACAGCCAATTAACACCATTCTATGGTAGAGAAAAAGAAACAGTTTAAGGAATAAATTATGGCAACAATATGGGATTATTTAGTAGGCTCCGGTGGTGATCAGACTTTAGGTCAAACACAAACCGCTGAGTCTCCAATGCCTGAATACATTACTGATGCATCAGCTAGGGCAATTGAAGCAGCCAAAGGTATAGCGTCAGAAGATTACACAGCATACGGCGGACCAAGAGTAGCAGGCCTAAGCGAGGCACAACAACGTGCAATAGCTCAACAACAAGGTTATGCAGGACAAGGTGTTGCTGGAGCTAACGTAGGTATTGGTACATTAGGTCAAGCAGGTGGCATGTACGGAACAGCTGGACAACTTGGAGGCACAGCTGGAGGTTATATAGGCGCAGGTATGGGAACTGCAGCAGGGGCACTTGGAACTTTAGGCTCATCATTTGATGCGGCGCAAAGATCTAGAGCTATGGCTCAAGGTGGTTATGATGCTACCCAAGGTACAATGAATATGGCTGGCGGAGCTTATGGTTTAGCTGGTCAAGGGGCAAAAGGCATTACTGGTGCTGAGATTCAAGGCTTTATGAATCCATATGCAACTAACGTTATTGATGCAGCGGCTAGAAAATTTAGAGAAGAAGGTGCTAGACAACAAACTAATTTAGGAGCAAAAGCTGCTATGTCTGGTGGCTTTGGTGGCAGTCGTTCTGCTATATTATCTGGCATGCAACAAAGAACACAAACAGAAGGTATTGGCGATCTATATTCTAAAGGATTATCAAGTGCTTATGAGTCTGCATTATCTGCAGCTCAAGAAGGACGTAAGCGTCAAATTCAAGGAGCACAAGCACAAACGCAAGCAGGTGGTTTAGCTAACCAAGCAACTCTAGCAAGAATACAAGCAGCAGGACAAACAACTGCAGCTGGTAATTTAGCAAGATCAGCAACTGGCGAGATGAGACAACTAGGGGCATTGCAAGGTCAACTAGGCGGACAACAAAGACAGTTAATGGATTCAACTAGGATGTTGGGAGATTCTCAAAGAGGACTTGGTATGGATCAAATTACAGCAGCGCAAAGAAGACAGGCAATTGGACAAGCAGATGTTGCTGGTCAATTAGGTGTGGCTGGATTACAACAAGGTATAGATCAAAAAGCTATGGATGTAGCTTATGCTGACTTCTTAAGAGAACAAAACTATCCTAAAGAACAACTCAACTTCTTAAGTGGAGTCATATCACAACAACCTTATAGTGGTTACAGCACAAGACCAGAAGTATATGATAGTCCAAGTAAGACCTCTAAATATTTAGGATACGCTAGTCAAATAGCAGATATCTACAACATGTTTGGAAAGTAAAGGATAAATTATGGCAACGATGGAAGAATTATTAATGATGGCAACAGATGACAAGGATGCTTATGCGCCTGGATCTGATTTTGCTACATACTTAGAAAGCAATAAAAAAATTATTGATAATAAATTAAAAAACAATGATAAATCATATTTTGTTAATGACAAACAACTAAGTAAATTTATAGACCCTGACACAGCACCTGTTCCTGTTTTAGAACAATTTGCAAAAAATCCTAATTATTCTCCTGAGTCTACAGATTATTCTTTTGGCGATGCACAAATTAAAAGTATACTTTTAAAAAATAGACAGAATAAAAAGAACGAAGCACTAAATAAAGATTTAGATATGATAAAGAAAGTTGCTAAATACAATGCAGACTTAGAAAAAAAATATAAAAAAGAAAATAAAAAAGAAGAGTTTGTACCTAGAGATACTTTGCTTGGTAGAATATTTGACAAAAGAGTTAAACCAGGTGAAGATATATCTAACGCAGATAAAGCTTCAGCTATGCTTAGAAGCATTAGTGACAATTTATTGGAGCGTCGTTTAGTTGGTGGTAAAGAAGGTACTGATACTCTGAGTAGAATCTTAGGACCAAGTGGTGGTATAAGAGAAGGAATGACTGAGATAGAATCTTTAGAATCTGCAGCTCGTGCTAAGAATCTCGAGAATATTTTAACAGATCAAAAGTACAGAAAAGGTGAAGCAGATATTCAAAAAGTAATAGCTGACACAGCATTACAAAACGCAGGCATTAACACTGAGAATATGGATTCTGATACTAAATTTGCTTACTATCAAACTCTTGCTGAATTGGGCACAGAGAATATTGGCACTGCAACGTTCCAAAAGAAACTTCTTGAGAATATGAAAAAACAACAAAGTGTTGAAATTTTAGATAACATAGGTCCTGAATATACTAAAGCTTTAGATTCTTTAAGAACAGAAACTCCTGGAACTCCTGCGTATGATCGTGCTTTAAGAATGCTGCAACTTTATGGACAGTATCTTCCTGGACTAGAAGATATGGCAGAAGGAAAAGACGTACAATCACAAGAAGAATTGTTAAAAGGTTAACAACATAACTAAGAGAGTCCGCTCTCTGAATACTATAAGTAAGGAAACTAACAATGGCTGATGCCAAAAAGACGCCTATGAAAAGGCCAAAAGATATTCGCACAATGTTGGGAGCAATATACAATGCTCGCAATCTTTCCAATTTAGATAAATTTATAAAAGATGTAGCACAAGTAGAAAGCTCTGGTGGTAAAAACATTGTGAGTGATATAAGTTCTGCTCGAGGTATCTATCAATTCCTAACCAAAGGTGAAGGGAATGCATTTCAAACAGGGTTAAATAGAACAGCTACTATGTATAATAGAATGGGTTCTATACCTGATTGGGTTGTAAAAGCTAAGAAACACAACGACCCTAATAAATTGACACCTAAACAACAAGAAGATGTTATGTTGGCTAATTTGTATCAACAAGTTGGAACCGATAAATATTTTAAAGGAGTCTTAGAAGGCAACGAAAAATCTGCAGCACAACTATATGAACAATTTCATCACACATCTAAAGACATCACTAAAGATAAACGTATTTCTAATATATTTGGTATTGAAGCACGTCAAGAAGGGGGGCCGGTTTTGTCTGGCAAACCTTATCTTGTGGGCGAAGATGGTCCTGAGATAATAGTACCTGAACAAAGCGGTACTGTCATTCCTAATAGTTTACTTGGAGATGATGGACAATTTTTAAACTTAAGTGAAAGAGCTGAAGAGGCTGCTGCCAGACTTAAAGCAATGAGCGAAGCACCACCTTCTTCACAGCAACCAGTCCAATCCCAAGGACCATTTGGTTATGACATCAGCCAACTGATAGAACCAAAAGAAAAACGTAAAGTAAAATACATATCTTTTAAAGATGCTAATACTCCTTTAATAGAAGTACCTGCAGAATTTAATGATGATCAAACTAGAGAATATTTAAAATCTCAAGATGCGGCCATGCAAATGGCTAATAAAGGTTACTACTATACCTACGGATTGGAACCAGTCAATGCTAAAGATCCTGATAACTTAGATGACTGGGCTCTTACTTCTGGATTTAAGAAAGGCATAACTAGTGTAAAAAGCATGGGAGCTGGTTTGATAAACGCAGCAGCAGATACATTTGGTAATGAACAATTAGATCAATATACTAAAACATTAATTGACCAATACAACTTAGATCAATCTGCTTACAGATTTAAATACGGGGAGACTACAGACGCGCCATTAGAAGAACGAGTAGTCACATTAGAACAAATGTTAGCAGATGAAAACAAGCTGTCTGCTTTCTTAGAATGGGCTGGTAATACTACAGGCTCAGGTGCTGCTACTATGATACCGGCAATCCTTGCTGGTGTTGCATCTACAGTTACCACTGGTACACCTATACCAGGTATATTTTTAGTTGGTACTTCTATGGGAATAGGAGAAACCCAGATGGAACAGTTAACTAGCCAAGGTTTTGCAAGAGATGGAGATGCTAATGCAGCGTTGTCACTTACTACTGGTCTTGCATATGGTGCAGTGGAATCCTACTTAGGTGCTCCCCGTATTATGTTTGATGCGTTTAACAAGACGTATGGAAAAGCAGTTACTAAAGAAGTACTAAAAGGCATAACTAAAACTAAAGTTAAACAAGGAGTAACTAAACCCTCTTTAGTAAAAGAATTAACAAAAGGCTTTGCTAAGTCTGCAGGCTCAGAAGGTGTCACAGAGGCCATACAAACTGCACTTACTTCAACAGCAGCACAGCTTAATGATGGTGAATCAATATCGGATTTATATACTTCTAAAGAATTTATAAAAGAATTAGGTGAGTCAGCAGCTGCTGGTGCTATGGCTGGGGGTGCAATAGGTGGGGTCATAACTGGTCCAGCTACTTATTTTGGTAATGCTAAACGAGCAAAAGCAGTAGATGGTGCTATTATTTCAGGAGCAAAACTTAATACTGAAGATCCAGAGCTAGCTAAAGCTGGTTTTAAAATGGGTGACCGAGTATTAAAGACTGGTTTAGAAACATATACTACTGCACTAGGTGACAGAGTTCCCACACAATTTACTATTGCTGGTACAGTAATACAAGACACTGGAGCTAAAGCAGTTCAATTGATTTATGAAACTGAAACAGAAGGTAAACCATTTATAGCTAGTGTTCTTATACCTATAGAGCATTTACCAAAATTACAAATGGTTGTAGAAGAAGCAGCAGGAGCTTCAAAAGAAGATATAGATAATAGATTTACTAAACCTACTGAGAGAGATACTGCACGTCAACCAGATGTAAAGTCTATAGCAAAGAAATTAAAGCAACGTGGTTTTAAAAACATAGAAACTTATCTTGGCTTAGAGACAGGACAAACTGCTATTGATGCATTGATAGATGACTACAAGAGTTATAAAGCTGACAATGAAGTTATTCCTTATGAATACAAAGTGTTTGAAAATTCCAAAGGAGAAACTTTAAATGATGAGATGCTTAAAGAAAGAGCAGCAACTATATTAAAAAGAAACAATGCTTTTGAAATATATGATTTCTCACAAAATGAAGGTAATCAAAACACATTAACTGAACGACAAGAAACTGCTTTAGAAAAGCTAGGTTGGTTCAATGAAAACGAAGATGGCAGTCCAGCTATAGGTGCTTCAACTATTGAGCAATTAAAAAAAGATGTTAATATTGAAAAGGGCAACAAAGAAACTAACGGCCTAATTCGTATAAAAGAAATAATTAAAAACGGGGTAAGACACGAACCTAATGCTGTAAGATCAACAACTCTACCACCTACTGCTGCTGAAGCAACACTTACAGGGTTAGAACAAGATTTCCAATACCAAGCCCCCCAAACAAGAACAACGTCAGAGGTTGTAGGGACCGAACAAATTGAAGGGTTAGCAAGATCTAATGATCCAAGAAAAGTTGCTGAAGCTGAAGCATTAACTCAAGAACAAAAGCTATTTAAATTTGATCTTGATAAAAGTAATGAAGAGATTGCTGCCCTTAAAGAAAATAAAAAAGAATTAGATCCTGCAAGTGAAACATACAGACAAGATGTTATTAATTTAAACAGAAGAATAAGAAACTTACAAATAACTAAGTATGAAAGAGCTAGAAGTTCTTCACATCCTCTATCAAGAATATTACGAATTAGAAAACTTGTAGATAGAATGGATAACAATGGTTTTAAAAGAAATATGCTACCTTTCTATAAGTATGGATTAAAGGTTGCTAAACAAGAAAAAGATGCTACAGCAATAGCTGCATACGAAACTTTAATCAGAACATACAAACCTTCAAGAGAACATGTAGTTCCGGATAATAGAATGCGCGGCACTGGTTTTTATTTTAATTACACTTCTGCAGCTATAAAACAGATAGAAGCATTTATATCTGAGATACAGCAACCTGAACTTTCTTTAAGTGAGTACAGATCTTTACCAGAAAACGCTAGACGTGAGTACAGGGAATCAGTAAGACAAGTGAGAAACTTTGAAAGTATGTTGGATGAAATACAAGATGCACGTACAGAACTAAATGAATTGCTAGCAAGTTTTGATGTAGAGCCTATAACTTTTTGGGATAGGTACAAAGGCAAACCTACTACACCAGAGATAAATAAAATTAGTAAAAAGTTATTTGGTTATGAAGAAAAGGTAAGAGAAAAGAAAACAATAACTTATTGGAGTGTGGACGAAAATCCTAACTCAATAGACAGGGGCACATTAACTCAAGAGATGTTAGATGCTTTACCTATCATTAGACAACAAATGCAAAATGAATTAAATAGTTTAGGTCTAGATGCTTTGTCTGTTGATTTATTTAGTAAAGTTCTTAATGCAGAAGGCGCACAATTAAACGGTAAATTTATAGTAGGTGCTAATGCAATTCAAGTTGCACTCAATGCTAATCCTATGGTAGCTGGCAGAAAAGTTGATCCTGCATATTCTAGAAATTTTGTCATGTATCATGAATCAATGCACTACATTCTAGATAACTTAATGACACAAAAAGAAAAACAAGCATTACTTAAAGTGGCAAGAGAAGTTGGAGTAAAAAGATATAACATTAAGAAACGTTACGCAGATTTACCTGGCATGACTGAACAAGGCATGTTGGAAGAAGCTATAGCAGATATGTTTGCTGAGTATATGACTGTTACAAGAAACGGCGCACTGTTTCAGCCTAAGGGTGTTATGGGAAAAGTCTTTGCACGTATTGCTACTTATTTAAAAATGCTGGCTAATGCTTTAGGCTTTAATGGATTTACAGAAAGCAATAAGATATTTGAATCTTTTGACAATGGTGTTTTAAAAGCTAGAAAAGAAATAATAGATCAAGCAGATTTGATGAAACTTGGACCGCTTAACTTAGCACGAGCTGCTAACATATCAGAACAAGATGCTATTAATTTTTTAAATAGAAAAGAAGGATCAACTACAGTTGTAGTTGGTAGTAAAACAGGTGGTGATATTGTACAAAACAAAGCCTTATACAAAGCATGGGAAGAGTATGTTGACGATAAATTGTTTAGAAGAGAGCGATCTTTAGATACTTATAGAGGTGAAGAAGGTGCACTAGTAAAAGATATGTTACAAAAAATATCAGGTTTATTTAAAGGATTAACTAATGTAAGTGGTATTCCAAATCTAGAAGTAGTAGAATCTTACTTACAACAATTAGAAAATATAGATGATAGAACCTTAAATACTATCTTTGCTTACATGCAAAACAATGAAAGCACTATACAAGAAAGTTTACAAAGAAGTCCTGGCGAAAGTTTTCCTGTTTTAAATTTAACTACAATTTTAGAGAACTTCACTCAATCATATGCAATAGCAAGTCAAACAAATGCTCAAATAGAAACATCTAGATTGTTTAGAAACTTACTGTTGAAAGCAGGGGGGCAGTTGGATATACAACCGATTGCACTTTACAGAAATAGACTAGCGCGTATACGTGCAAGCATACCACTTGAATCTGATTTAACTGTAGCAGGTAGTCCAGCCATTGTTTATCACGGTACCAACTCTCCAAGTGCTGCTAATATAAGACGAAAAGGATTTAGAGTAGCTTCTAAAAAATATATAGGAATAGCAGGAAACACTCTAAGTGTACCGTATGATTCTTTTGGTTATCATTTTGGTTCATTTATTCAAGCAGACGAACGTGCAGATACAGTTAATGACGAACTTGGTGGTGGCATGGATACTATAGCTGCTGTATTGTATGTGAAGAATCCTCTTAGAATGAGAGACTTAGGAGATGATTGGGGCACAGATAAATTGCTTAATGCTTTAACAATTAAAACAGATAAAATGGAGTACGGTGATTTCGGGCCTGGTTTATTTGTTGATCAAATATTTACTAAAGAAGAAGCATCTGCTATTCGTAACTTAATAAACAAACAAACTGAAGATAAGCCTTTAAAAGAAAGAGATATTGCGTTTAACGAGTATCTTAAAGTATTAATAAATGCAAAAGGTTATGACGGAATAGTGTACCGTAATAATTATGAAGGCATAGAAGGGCACGATCCTAGAAAAGATTCTTACATTGTGTGGAATAATAATCAATGGCAACAAGTTGATGGCAATGGCAATCCAGACATGCGTGATATAAATTATAATGCATCAGCAGATGGGCCAATCGAGATAGCAATAGCGGATGATTTCTTAAGCACCAATGAAAAAATGAGCAGACAAGATTTTAATGAGCACAATAGAAACATGGATAAAGTTATTAAAGCTACTGAAAAGTTTTCTGCTATGGAAGGTGAGATAAGTTTAACTGACATAAGTTATTTAGGTAAATGGTTTTCAAACTTAAGTACTATTGCTCGTAAGTATGGTGTGGTTTCTACTATGTGGAACAGTATAGATTTTATGCAAAAACTTGCACAAAAATTTCAATCTGAATTTGCAATAGCTACTAAAGATGCTTTCATGATATATGAATTACTAGGTGAAGACGCTGTATTTTTAGACAAAGCATTTTCTATTTCACAATCTTCTCCAGGACAATATCGTCCTGACGCTAATGGTAACATAACATTTGTTGCTCCTGAATCTAAGACATTACATAGAAGAAACGGTGATAGTTATACTATACAAAAAGGTGAGGTTATAACTTTACAAGGAGATGCGGCCAAAGCTTATGAAGATATAATAAAAGCTAATGTTGATGTAATGAAAAAGAATTTAATGATGACTATTAGTGGTCATCATATGGATGATTTTCAACAAGCTCTTTCTTTGTTAGCAACTGCTTATCCAGAAAGTTTAACTGATTTAGGTTTTGATCCAGCAGTTCCTTTAACTCCAGATCAAATCATGAACTTAGAGTATCCACAGATACAAAAAATATATGATTCTCTTAAAGTATTAAACTTTAATTTTAATGAGTTAACTGTATTTGATGAGACTTTAGAATCATCTGGTAGAATACAAGCACTACTTGGTAACGATACTGTAGGGGCAGAGACAAGATTAAGCGATGCTTTAAAAGTTGCTAAACAAACTGCTGAGTTTACAAGATTTGATTACATACCGTTAATGAGATATGGAAACAATGCAGTTACTGTAGTTGATACTACGAAACCTCGTACTAGTAAAGATCGAGTAGTTGCATACGAACTAGTTGAGCCACCATTAACAGAGGACAGACTTAGAGGATATACTACTGCAGGTTTAATAAGACAGATAGAAAGAAAGTTTGCTGATAAATATGCTGATCCTAAGTATGAAATAACAACAGTTAAATTAAACGAAGACATTATTAAAAAGTTTAATGATGAAGCACCTAAAGATTTTTCTGCATTAGAAGCAGTAGCAGCTAGAATGTCTGACAACAAAGGAAAGATGTTTCAAGAACTTCTTAAAGAATTAAACTCTTCAGTAAGTGAGGGCAGAATTGTAGGCTTTAATCAATTTATTACTCCAAGAAGAGAAGTAGGTGGTGTAGATGGATACAGCGGTGACTTCATGAATGGTATTATGGCGTTCGGATTGATGGCTTCTGATTTTGCCGCACGTAATGGTATGTCTAAAGAGGTTGCAAAAAACTATGGTAAGGCAAAAGATTATGCTGATAATCCTAGAAGTCCTAAACCAAAATTAAGAGCAGCTATTACAGGTATGTATGATTACGGTGTAGCTGATGCCCACAACTATGAGTTTTCTGGTATAAGACGTATGGGTTTCTGGTGGTTTTTAGGGGGCAATTTCTCTTCTGGTATTTTACAGACTATGAGTGCAATACAATTTACTGGTCCGATATTATCACAATTTGCAGGAACTTATAAAACGTCAGTACAATTAACTAAAGCATTTCATGAGGCTCGTAAGATGATGACTATTGTTGAGTCAGATTATGGTGACACGTTTATGAATGTAAGCAATGCTCCTAAAGACTTGCAAGCATTAATACAGGAACGATTTAATAATGGAACACTTAGACCTGGACAAGCTGGTTTAGAAAAAGGGCAAGCACCTAATGCTTCTATTATACCAGGCAAACGTGGTGCGGTAAGAAAAGCAGGGAGAGTATTTGAACAAGGAATTATGAGTGGTGTCTTTAATACTTTTGAAACTTTTTCACGTACTGCTGCTTGGATTGCTTCATATAGATTAGCATCAGATCCAGAGATGCTAAGAAAAGCTGATGAATATTATAGTGGATACAATGAAATTTGGAATGCTAGAAAAGCTAGAGAAGGTGGTATTGCAACAGCTGCTATGTTTGCTGACTTAATGATTGATGAAACATTTGGTAACTACAGCAAAACTAATCGTCCTAAAATTATGAGAGGATATGGTTCAATAGCTTTCTTATTCCAAACTTATGTTAATCTAATGCTTGGATTGTTACACAGTTTATTTGTTAAAGGTAACCGAAAAACAGGCGGAGCTATATTTGCTAAAGTAATGTTAATGATGTTTTTAACTGGCGGTGTATTAGGTATACCAGGTGGTGATGATCTTGACAGAGCTAGTGCATTTTTATTAAGACTTGCAGGATTTAATACAGATATAAGAACTGAAATGAGAAACATGTTAACAGAAGTGACAGGACCTAAAACTACTGACTTTATAATGAATGGAATGTTCGAAGCATACATGGGAGTATCTGTACAGCAAAGAATAACTTTAGGAAATTTACCTGGTATGCAACAAGTCTGGTCTATACTAGGCACTGTAGGAATGCCAACAGGTGCTAAACCTTACGAATTATTTGGAGCTCCTGGTGCTATTGCTATTGGTATACCACAACAGATGATTCAAAAGATAGGTCAACAAGGATTTGGACAAGCAGTAAAAGATTTAGATTTTTATATGGCAGCTGCTCCTTCGTTTATTAAAAACTTTTATAGAGGGGCATATAAATATCCGACTGAAGGATATGCGGATACTAGGAAAGGTACATTACTAACAGCAGACTTAACTGTGCCAGAGTTAATCGCACAGTCGTTAGGTTTTGCTTCTAATAAAGTAGCTAAAGAAAGAGAAGCTTTATTCAGAGAAAGAATGATTGATACGAAACATGAAAAAGCACACCGTCAATTTAATGCTAGATATAAAGAAGCATACAGAGATTTATATATGGCAGAGAATATTACATTTGATCCTACTTTAACAGCAGATGCATATAAAAGAATACGTGAAATTAATTTAGACGTTATTAAGTTTAATACTAAGATGGATGGAAAGTATGCCTACCGTCCTGACACAGCTAGACTGTTCGAAGAAGGTAGACAACAAGCTAATCCTAAAGCAAGGATATATAGCTCAGATAAATTAAATATAAAAGAGAAAATGAAAAACAGAGAATCTCTTGGATTAGGTTCTTAAGATTCTTTTTTCTTTTTATCTTCTACAGTTTCGACCTCTTTGTCTTCTGCTTGTAGTGCAGCTAGTTGCGCTCTCAACTGTGTAATAATAACTCTGTAGTTTACTATAGATCTATCTTTATCAGCAAGCTGATTAATTAAATCCTGCATAACTATTTGTTCTTCTGTTATTTTTTCTTCCATGTTAGTCTCCTGGTTGGTTGTTAAAAATTATTTCTTTACTAATGATCCACCAAAGTATAGACCAGTAATTGCCGCCACTAAATTAGTATCGAGTGGTGTAATAACTATACCTCTATGAGCCATAGGTACCCACTGCATAACATCCTTGCCTTCAAGGAATAAAAAGCCAGGTTTAAATTCTAGATAACCTACGATTACTTGTGCTTGTGGGTCTATTAGTGGTAATATTTTTGGGAGAACTATGATAGCAAAGATAGCAGTTAGTGCTATGATTCTTCTAGTCCATTGGAATCCTACGTTCTCATATTCTCTTGCTTCTTTAAATGCCTCAGTCTGTATTTTAGATCTAGCTAAAAGCATTTTTTGTTCAGCTTGTTTAGCTTTTATGTTTTGAGACCATATGCTCATGACTCCACCGAGAACAGTGGAGCCAAGCATGGTAATCATTTCGAATGGAATGCCCATTAGTTTATAATGATTCCTATAATAACCACAATACCTACTGCAATTATAATTTTAACTTTCTTATCAAGACCATTAAACCAGTCTTTAATTAGATTTATTTTTTCCATTTGCTTTCCTTTTCTTTTTAACAACGCCAATAGTTTTATTGTTAAGCATCTTTGCTAATTCTGCAAAACTTATACTTTTTTCTTTTGACATTGATTGTTGATTAGTCCTTGCTTAGTTAAATCTTTTTCCAACTATCAGTTAAAGATTCTTCTTTATCTTCATGTTGACAATTATGACAGCCACAACTAGAACAGCTTGAGCCGTTCGAGCAATGACAACCGTGTTGACAATTTTTACATTGACTCATATTATTTATTCTTAATCATCATTGTATGAACTGTCCCAGTTGTCTTTGGGTTTCTTTATTGTTTCCGGTAGTTTTACTGCATCGCCACCTATTGTTACAGATGGTGCATCAAACTCTGGATAGGGAATATCAAACCCTTTTTTTATTTCTGTCTGTTCGTTGTCTTTCATAAAGTCTCCTATTATACCAAATAAAAGGGGCACTTACAAGGTATTAGTTCCATTGTACCCACTCAGATTTTGGCTTTTTTGCTAGTGTTTGTTCAGAAATTACAGGTAATTGGAAAGTTATACCATACTTAGGGTGTGTAAACCATAAGGCTTGGCGTGGCTCTTCAAAAGAAAACCTGTTACTCATTGCATACTCATCATAACCTTTAAGAGATCCATTAACGATGATACCTTTTAAAGATAAATACTGATGCCAATGTCCCATGATAACATAATCAATCGGCTTCTTGTGTGTAGCATATTCGTTCTTTACCTTAGCAACTCCTCTAGCAATCGGTCCTAACATGCCAACTACTCCACTGCCCCCCTTAACTCCTAGCCTATCACCATGTGTTAATAAATAATTAACATCATATATTTTGTAGTAAGCATCAAAGCCAAAAGGTATTTGAAATTGTACTCTATTGTCTTTAGCATTAGTGTAATGTTTCTCAAGCATAGTGTATAGCATCCAGTCAAAGCTAGTAGCCGCTGCTTGTTTGTGTCTATATTGTCTAAACATTCTGCCGTGATTACCAAAAGCACAAGGTACAAATACTCTACCAAAAGTATCTGCTAATGAATTGATTGCCCATGTTAGATGATCGAACAATTCTAATACGTGCTCAATGTTAGTACCATCATTCGTTTCTGCAAGTTCTTCGTGTATGTGTCCAGATATCATGTCTCCACCTAAACATAGAACAATGCCAGGATACTTAGGATTGACCATGTGATTAGTACATAAATCTATAGTAGATTCTATAGTAGATTTAAGTCTAGCCTTAGCTATAGCTCTATCGTATGAGTTTAAATTGTTAACCTCATCTGGATTAACTACCTCACCCCAATGTAAATCAGATAAGAATAATGTAGGTACACCAGGTGCTCCGTGTGCTGGAGAACTTTTCTTTAACCACTTAGGTGGTTTGGCATTACGATTGTGTAGTTTAAATACTGTCTTTCTTATTTGTTCTGCTGTAATATTATCTAAAGCCAGTTCTTTTACTTGTTTCTTTAGCTCTGATATTTGCATATCATATAGAATCTTTTGCTCTACTAAGGCCGCCGCAGTATCGGGGGCATTTACATTTGGTGCAATGCCTTCTCGTTCTGCTGTATCTAATCTGCCTAGTAATGTAGTACGTGGTATGCCTAAGTTCTTTGCCGCTTCTGCTTTATTACCTTTGGCTAGCACTACTGCATTAACTGCTTCTTGTATTTTGTCTATCATATATGTTCTCCTATATTATTTTTTAGCATCAGAATCATTTACTATTCTGTCGAAACAATCTACAACCGCACCTTCTGGTGCACTTTTTAAAGTTCCGTCTTCATGATACGCAGGTGCTATAACTCTGTATACCATTTCTTGTGGAGGGTCAGATGGTATAAATACACCAGACCATTCTCCAGTTCTTTCGTAGCGTCTTATCTCAGCTAGATCGCTCTTCGCATCTAAGTAAGTTCTATAATGTTGTGCGTGATCTTTGTCTCTCTGTCCTAACCTGCGTGACAACCTGTAAGCAACAGACATAGCTTCTGTTTTATCCTTCTTCCATTTGTCCAATGTTTCTTGATCTACTTTTTCTGGCGGCTTACTTGATGATGGGTAGTTCGGGTGGTACTTCATATGTTCTCCTGTAAAAGCTAGGGGCAAACCAAAATTATTACATTTCAATTCGCCCCTTGTGCCCCCCTAATTGCATATTATACACTAGGAGGGGCGTTAAGTCAAGGGTTAATTTGACGATATGTCAACTATTTCACATACTCCAGAACTGCAGGCTAACTCCTGTGATCCCGTTGTATTGTCTTCCTCTTCATAGTTGCTTAGTTCTGCCCAATCTATATTTTGTGGCATCGATTTAATTGCTTCAAGATATTCCTCTCTATTAATATCTTGGTATGGTGCTTGTTGATAAACGTGTTCAGAATGTGGCAAGAAACTAACACCAGATATCTCATCAAAATATTTGTATACCCAAGCGCCTACATCTAACCACTCATGTTCTCTCACTGATACTGTGCACGAAGGTTTGTGTTCACACCAATATCTTTGATACATTAGCCACGTTTCTAATTGATCGATAGCTGTTAAATCATTTCTAGTTATACAACCATCTGGTGCTTTCATAGGAAAAGAAAACACAACTACTGAATCTGGTTTAGTTATATCTGGTTCATGTGGCATACCTTTCTCAATCATTAAGGTTGTTAAAGGATCTTTCTTATCACCACGTACTGTACGTATATAGTATTGACTGTGTCTGCTATGAATACCAGAAGCACTATCAACTAATTGACTAACAGTACCAGATGGTTTAACACAAGTGATAGCTGTTGATTGTGGTATGCCTAACTTCTTAGCAAACTCTTTATTAGTATCAACTGCTTCTTTGCGTAGACGCATCAAGAATTCTTTCTTAGGATTACTAGTAAGTTGATTGTCCATAATACCTGTTAGTGATACACCTAACAATCTTTCTTCCTCTGTATTCTGTATCCATTGTTTACGTAGATATTTAAAATCAGTAAAGGTAGATTGAAATGTGCCAAGTATAGTTGCGGCTCTTACTTTAGCTAAGAGATCTTTCTCACTATCAGTTGCACGGATAACTACCTCTGTAAGATTACAGAATTGATATGGTCGTAGTATAATTTCTGAGCAAGGGTTAGTACCAAAGTCCCATTCAATATCTCTTCTACCATTCTCAGATGCTTTATTTTTGGCGGCTTGCCTATTAAAAATGCCCCGCTCACCAGACTTAGAATCATATAAACTCTTCCACTCATTAATAAATACTGACATATCTGGCTTAGAAGTATAGGCCGCTGAGTTATTAGAGAGGGCACGTTGGCCTTCATCTATCCACCATTGACCAGTCTTAGCTCCGCGCATTCGATCATCTTGTAAGTTACTAAGAGATATTAAAGCAGATCTTCTTACGCCCCCTACTACTACAACCTCACCTACCTTACAAACAACATCATGACATTCTAAAGAGTTAAGTCTTCTACCTATTGCATTCTTAAATGTTTTAATTGTAAACTCAAATAAATTTATTAAAGGTTGAGGACCACTAGCTCTGCCCCCAAAAGTTTTTAATCTGGAACCAGCAGGACGTACACGAGATACATCTATCTTTGGAATTTGTCCAGAGTATAACATAGCAATCAGTTCTCTAAACGATCTTGCCCAACCTGCTTTACTATCTTGTACTACAATTATTGTATCACTCTCTTCAAACTCTTCTGCAATGGTGGGCAACTTCTCTATGTTGCTACGCTCTACTGAAAAGCCTACACCTGTACCACATAAAAGAATATACATAACTTCATCAAAAGATCTAACATGATCTATTGGAATGTAACTACAATTATATCCAGCAGTGTGGTCTCTATCTAATGCAGGCCCAGCAGTCATCAATGCTCTCATTGACGGCATGACTTGTAATGATAATATGGAGTTGGTTAGTTCTGATTTTATTTTAGAATTTAATTTATACTTAAAGTTATTGTCTAAGTTATCTGCTACAAAATCTACATAACGAGTCACAGTTTCTGGCCACGACTCTCTTCTCTTTTCATCATCTATAAAACGTGCATACCTAGAGGTATGTATAAATTGTTGGTATTCAGTAGGCAGATAATTATTGGTCATTAGAGTTCCTCTAGTTAGATTGTGTTAATGTGATGAAAGTACATTATAACATATTGGTGAAGATCTGTCCACAACATTATGCAAATGTCCTTAAATATAATGTAGATAAGTCTTGCTTATAGATGTCATCTAGCTCATCTATAATAACTCCTTTTGTTTTAGGATTTAAAAACTTACATACTTGTACCATTATTATATTAGTATCTGGATATAGGTGTTGTACTATAGGCCTATATAGATAACGAAGCTGTACCTCTGCTACTTTTCTAGATTTTAATTTACATTCTAATATAATCAAATCCTTTACATCTCCATGTGGTAAAATTAATATGTCAGATTGGCAGTAACCTACTCCTCTTCTGTCTTCATACTGATACCATTGTCCATGCAATACATTCTCCGCACCATAGATAGCTTTCATATAGTTAGCTACTCTGTTTTCATAAAGTACGCCAGCTCTCTTCACGCCTGTTAACCTTGGAGAGGGTATGAACACAGGACGTTCATCGAGAGCTTTCGCCCATCGCAACTTACTGATTACTAAGCGTCTTTTCGACATGGAAAAACCACATTCCCTTCGACTTTTATATAACCAGAATCTTCCATAGCCTTGATGGTTTGTTCTAACTCACCAGGATTTGGAATCTTTCGTAGCAATTCTCTTTTAAATAATTTCAAAAGCATATGACTTCTGCCATTATTAAATAGTGTACCATGTAACCACGTTACCATATCATGTGCAATACGACCTGTTCTTCCCATACCAAAACCTTCTAAAGCTTTAGGCATTTGTTTCTCTGCCGCAAATAATAATTCTTTTGTAAACTCCCAGTCTTCTAACATAATCTTACGAGTGCTTCTACGTGAAGCAGATACTGCAATAGCAATCTTAATGAAGTGAGATACTCTACGTTGCACATACTCTGATAGATGATTATCAGTAGGCTCTGGTGGTATACCAGCCTTGATGTCTTCATCAACAATCTTAAATGCATCTTCATCAAAAGTCATTGGCCCATACATCTTAGCTATGTCTGCTAAATCCTCACGCAAATTATTGACTGTATTGTCGCTAACTCTTTCTTGTACTAATGATTGAGGTATGCGATCACCATCATAATAGATAGGCAACATACGAGATAACAGTCCTTGAGATCGTGCATCTTCTGGTAAATTATCTACAAATTGTTCTGGTGTAGCACAAGCTAGCCAATTAAGACAAGGCCCTTTAATTATGTATTCGCCAGATGTCTTAGTCTTGTGGCTGTACTCAGCCTTAGAATCCCACATATCTGTCATAAACATTTGCAGATATCTTTCATGTCTGCCCATAAATGTACCAAACTCTGATGTTACTAAAGTCACAGATGAATCATAGAACTCATCCATTGCAGGAGTAGATAGACGCAGATCCAATCTAGTAATCTTAGTCATGTCTACTGCTAATTTTTCTGGTGTGATTCTATCTTGTACTACATACAAAGGATAATTACGTAAGCCATACTGATCTAATCCAGAGTTAAAGTTCTGATCATCTTCAGTAGTACCTACTGGTGTAGTTAGTCTGCTGAATACTTTTGTGAATGGTAAAATCAAACTTACTGATTTGTTTCTACCAGGTGGTGCAATTAAAACTATAAAGTTGTTAGATCTAATATCATAGTTAGCCATTGAGTACCACACACGTCTACCCATGGCTCCAGCTACAGCAC